GGCGGTAAAACCGCTGCCGGAACACTGTCGTATGCAGATAGCGCGAAGCTGGTGACGAGCGCGACGGGCGTAGACATCACAGGGACTTTGACCAGCGATGGGCTGACACTATCAAATGCCGATGCCCCTACAATTGAAGTAACAGACACTACAAACACAACAACCACTGTACTTAAATCTGGGAATAATACGGGTGTTATTGGAACAACAACTGCTCACGACTTAGACATTCGTAGTAATAACACAGATAGACTTACTGTCTTATCCAACGGCGACATCAGCTTCTACGAGGACACAGGCACCACGCCAAAGTTCTTCTGGGATGCGAGTGCTGAGTCTTTGGGGTTGGGTACAGATTCGCCTAGCTCACCTTTACAAATTCAATCAAGCAACAATCAAATAAGACTTGTCGATAGCCAAAACACCTCAATGTATTGTGTTATTGAAACGATTAGTGACGCAGGGCTTTCATTTAATGCTGATGTGGGAGGTGCAGCAGGTTCTTCACGCATTCAGTTTAATGTTGATAACAGCGAAAAGATGCGGATCTCATCAGACGGCTCATGTCGCTGGACGCCTGACGGTTCAAACCCTGATATGACACTGGATGCGAGCGGTAACTTGCTGGTGGGTAAGACGAGTGCTGACAATGGTTCGACTGCTGGGATTGAGCTTTCTGGGTCTATTGATAAAGTCTCTTTGGCTAGAGATGGTGGTTCTGCACTGTCTGTCAATCGTCTTACAAATAACGGCGATCTTTTGGAGTTTAAACAAGACGGCGCACCTGTGGGGAGTATTAAGTCACGCAACAGCGAAAGCCTTATGATTGGCTCAGACTACGGCAGTGATGCGTACATTTGTCTTAGCAATGACAATGTGTTCCCTGTCACAAGCACAGGTGCGGTGAAAGACGGCGCAACTAACTTAGGTGTTTCTACAGGACGTTGGAAAGACCTCCACCTGTCTGGCTCTATTGAAATCGAAAACGGCACAGGCAATGTCGGCGTTGGTAAACAGGCGTTGAACTCTAATACCGCATCTTACAACACGGCACTTGGGTATCAGGCAGGATATAGTAATACAACTGGTGCGGGTAACGTTTTTGTCGGACGTCTGGCTGGTTATTCTTCAAATGCAACTGGTAATGTCAGAAATACGTTTGTTGGTTATTTATCAGGATATACTAACACAGGCACGGCAAATACATTTATTGGTGCTGGGTCGAATGGAGGCTCTGGGGAAAGTGTAACCACAGGTTCTAAAAATACCATCATCGGCGGCTACAACGGCAACCAAGGCGGCTTGGACATCCGCACCTCAAGTAACAACATCGTGCTGTCGGATGGGGATGGTAATCCTAGGTTGTATATTGATAGCAGCGGTAATGCAGCTGTCGGTAGCACTTCTGCTTTACCAATTAGCGATCAAGTTGATGGAGTGGCTATTCGTGCCGATGGTTCACTTCAAGCCTCACGCAATAACGCAGACCCAGCAGCCTTTGCACGGCGTGGGACTGATGGTGATATTGTTAAGTTCTTTAAAAATGGCGGCTCGGTGGGCAGCATATCTGTTACTAGCAGCGCAACAGCCTACAATACATCATCAGACCACCGCCTAAAGGAAAACGTGGTTGATCTAACAGGAGCAACAACACGCCTCAAGCAGCTAGAGCCAAAGCGGTTTAACTTCATCGTTGACGCAGACACTACTGTTGATGGGTTCTTAGCACACGAAGTTCAAACAGTCGTGCCAGAAGCAATCACAGGCACACACAACGAGGTCGATGCAGATGGCAACCCTGTCTATCAAGGCATTGACCAAAGCAAGCTAGTGCCACTCTTGGTCGCTACAATCAAGGAACTAGAGGCACGGATCACTGCCCTAGAAAACGCATAATCGGAAAAGGAAAAAGCTATGGCTATTACTTACACTTGGTCAATCTCCAACATGGAGCATGAAATATCAGACGGTGCTGTAATCACTGCACACTGGTATTGCTTAGGCACTGACGCAGATGGAAACTCTGCACGTTCTTACGGAACAACATCATACACACCAGACCCATCAGCCGCAGGGTTTATCCCTTACGCTGACTTGACTGAAGAAATAGTCTTGGGCTGGGTACACGGATCGGTGGATAAGGATGCCACTGAAGCTTCTATCGCCGCTAAGATTGATGCGATAGCTAATCCAACGACTGCTGACGGAGTTCCGTGGGCAGCATAACCTGAAAGGAGATCAACGTGACTGAAGATAAAAAGGTCATTACGATTGACGATGTGGAATACACCGAAGATCAACTAAGCGACACTGCAAAGATGTGCATAAATCACATCAATTCGCTAGACCAGAAGATCGGCTCTGCGCAGTTCAACTTGGTGCAGCTTCAGATGGGCAGGCAGGGCTTTATGGCCGAGCTGAAAGCCGCCCTTGAGCCTGACGCGGAATAGCCGCGCAGCATAACGAAAGCGCTAGGGGCAGCAAAACGCTGCCCTTTTGCGCATCAAATGGTCATGTGCTACACTGCGGCAAGCGCGCAACACCAACGAGGCAACGATGGCTCTGATTAGATTAGACGTACCCGCTGGGGTTTACCGCAACGGCACCGACTTGCAGAGCATGGGCCGCTGGCGCGATGCCAGCCTGATCCGTTGGATCGACGGCACGATGCAGCCGGTCAAGGGTTGGCGCACAAGATCCAACACCGCCACAAATGCCACGCCGCGCGGCATGCTTACTTGGTCAGACAATACCAACGCCAGATGGATTGCCACCGGCACATATAACAAGCTCTACGCCTACAACAGCTCCGGCGTGCAATACGACATCACGCCAGCTGGCCTGACTGCTGGCCGCGAAGACGCCATAGCGTTTACCGGCTTCGGCGGCGGCTTGTTCGGCAGCTACGCATACGGCGTTGCGCGGCCCGACACTGTACGCATCCAGCCAGCCACCGCGTGGAACTTGCAGGCGTGGGGGCAGTATCTTCTGGCCAATAACGAAGACGACGGCAAGGTTTACGAGTGGCAGCTAAACACCGGCGCGGTAGCCGCGCAAGTCGCCAACGCGCCTGTCGATAACAAGAGCATCGTCGTCACGGCTGAGCGCTTCCTATTCTGCCTTGGCGCTGGCGGCAATCCGCGCCTTGTGAAGTGGTCTGACCGAGAAGACAACACGACGTGGACACCTGCCGCGACAAACGAGGCTGGCGACCTTGAGCTGCAAACCGAAGGCGAGATCATGGCGGGCGTTTCTGTGCGCGGCCAGACGCTTATTCTGACGACGCGTGACGCGCATGTCGCCAACTACATTGGCCCGCCATACGTCTACGGCATTGAGCGCGTCGGGTCTTCCTGCGGGTTGGCGGCAAAGCTTGCATACGCCAACGTGGACGTCGGCTGCTTCTGGATGGGCGTGCATGCGTTCTACGCCTACACCGGCGGTGGCGTGCAGGAGATCCAGAGCGACGTGTCTGATTACGTGTTTAACGACATCAACCGCGCGCAGATCAGTAAGGCGTTTGCCATGTCAAACGGCCAATACGGGGAGGTGTGGTGGTTCTATCCGTCCAGCGCGTCCACAGAAAACGACCGCTATGTGGCATATAATTACGTCGAAAATACGTGGTCAATCGGTACGCTATCCCGTACGGCGGGAACAGACGCAGGCACGTTCCGTCAGCCCATGATGGCCGACCCGTCTGACAATAAAATATACGAGCATGAGATCGGGTTTGAGTATGGCGGCCTGACGCCGTTTGCGGAAACCGGCCCCATCATGCTTGGCTCCGGCGATAACGTTGTGAGCGTGACGGAGATGATCCCCGACGAGAAGACGCAAGGCGATGTCAGCGCCACGTTTAAGACGCGTTTCTATCCCAACGGCACCGAGCGATCATACGGGCCGTTTAGCATGTCCAACCCCACCAGCATGCGCTTCACTGGCCGTCAGGTGCGTATGCGCGTTGACGGGGCAAGGCTTGCCGACTGGCGTGTTGGCATAAACCGGCTAGACGCTGTTGCGGGTGGCCGTAGATGACGCAGCAGTACCGCGCACCAGAGCCGCAGGGCGATGACTGGAAGTCATGGGCGCGGCGCATGATGCTGTATCTCGGCCAGACGCGATCACCGCTTGTGCAGCAGACGGGCGACGAGAGCGCGGCAGAAGATGGCGTGTTGATGTGGGATCGCATAAACGAATACCCCGTTGTCAGCAAGAACGGCGAGTGGCGGCAAGTTGTGCTGGAAGACGGCCACGCTGACTTTATGCTGACGTCAGACGTCACGCCTGTTGCCGCCAACACGGCGTACAAGCTCACATATGACGCGCCCAGCGGCAATGACGGCATCACGCAAGGCACGCCAGCGTCGCGCATCGTGTTTGAGGAAGCTGGCCAATACGTTGTATCGTTCTCCGCGCAAATATCATCGACGTCAGCCAGCACGGTTCACTTCTACTTCTGGCCCAGCGTCAACGGAACCAACGTGGCAGACAGCGCAATGACAACGGCGATGCACAATAACAACGCCACGCTGGTCACGTCGCGCACGCAGATATTCACGCTTGCGGCTGGTGACTACTTGGAAGTCAATTACATGATCGACAGCACAAGTGGCTTTCTGAATTACACCGCAGCATCTTCGCCGGTGCCAGCGATACCCGCGTCAACTTTAGCAATTACGAGGCTTCATGGATAAAGAGCTTGAGAGATGCCGCGACTGGATTGAGTCTGCCTTGGAGTATTCCGGCGGCACGCATGACTTCATCGACGTGGCCGAAGGTATATACAAGGGAACGATGCAGCTCTGGCCCACGCCGAGGGGGTGCATAGTGACCGAAATAGTGGTATATCCGAGAAAGAAAGTTTTAAACGTGTTTCTTGGCGGCGGCGAGTTGGATCAGATTTTAGAAATGCATGAAGATGTGATAGCATGGGCAAAAGCGCAAGGATGCTCTGCATTGACCATGACGGGCCGGTTTGGCTGGAAGAAACCACTGAAGGCGCATGGCTGGACGCCACTGCATGCCTCATATGTGAAGGAGTTTGAATAATGTCAGGCGGCAAGGGCGGGTCAACAACGTCATCAGTTACGATCCCAGAATACATTGAAGAGGCTGCGCGCCGTAACTTGGCAAAGGCCGAAGGCATCAGCCAGATTGGATACGTGCCATATTACGGGCCAGATGTTGCCGCGTTTACGCCGTTCCAGCAGGCGGGGTTCCAGCAGACCGCTGACGTTGCATCCGCGTTTGGCTTGGGGCCGCAGATGTCTCAGGCAGACGTCATGGGCGGCATGGCCCCGCCAACGCAATATGCGGGCGGCGTGTCTGGCTACAGCGCCGCGCCAATGTACGAGCAATCTGTTGCCGAGCTTGCAGCAAGACGCCCAGCGCAGAAAGAGTTTATCGACAGCTTCTTCATTGATCCCGTGACCGGCCAAGTCGGATCACGCGTCCAGCAGCCCGTTGACTATGGCCAATATATGACAGGTGCGCAGGAGCGTGAGCGTGATCGGCAAAACCAGCTGGCCGTCGCAAGAGCAGAATCCGGCGAATATTCCGGCCCGATGACGATGAACCCCAACGCATCGCCGTCAGACAGAGATAACGCCATGCAGTTCCACGCGACCCGCATGGGTCGTGGATCTGACAACTGGCAGACCGCTGATGAAATTATGTTCCAGCAGGGCAAGATTAACGCGGCTGGCTTCCCGATTGACGCGCAGGGCAATGTCATAGTTGGCACCCCAGAAAGCGTTGCGGGGAATATTGGAGACTTCTTGGCGAAAGGCGGCTTTATCGGTGCCGCTGGCGAGGAGCTTGGCATTTTGCCGTCAACAGGTGAAAAGATCATGGATGCGGCTGGCATGTCTCCCGTAAGCATAGACGATCCGATGTTCGCGGGCGGTGCCGCTGGGTTTAATGACCCCGCTATGGCTATTGCGCCACCTGTTAGGCCAACAGGGGGCGGTCAAGATAATGAACCAAACGCTACGACAAGCGCCCCTATCGTTGGCACAGCGCCGTCTGGCTCAAACATATACGCTCTGACGCCATCAGGCGATGGATCATACACCTTTGCAGGCGGCAAGGATGTAGAGGGCGGCTCGGCAGGCGGCGGCGGTGTGGAGAAGATCCTATGCTGCGCATATTACAATCTTGGCTACCTGCCGCGCGAAATCTGGCGCTTGGATCAGCGTTACGGTGTGTGGCTGCACCGCAATGATCCTGAGCTTATGGAAGGCTATCACGCGTGGGCTGCTCCACTGGCTGAGTATATACAGAAGGATACACGCGGGGCCAAAGTTGCCCGCGCAGTTATGTGGCCCATTGTTAAGGCGTGGGCGGCAGAGATGGCGCACAAGCAGCGCCCAGAGAAGTACAAGCCGAATGTGGTCGGCAAAATGATTATGGCGATTGGCGAGCCGTTTAGCCGCGTGTGCGGCATGCTCAAGCCCCGCGCAATACGAGGAGAAGCATAATGGCTGGACAAGGTGCAAAGGGCGGCGGTCAGGTCGCAATGCCAGCAGCGCAGGCGATGGGCGGCTATCGCGGGCCGACGCAGATGGGGCCACAGGCGGCGCTCGGCGGGCCAAGCATTGTAATGCCAAACGGCATGTCGTCCGGCGATGTAAACATGGGGGGCAATGTTAGCGTCGCCACCGGCCCGATTGACACGGGGCTTGGCGTCGCCCCTCCCATCGAAGGCACCGCTGAAGCGGGCGGCGTTTTGGGCGGCGTTCCGGCATTAGCTGGCATAATGCCCGAAACCGCGCGCAATGGTAGTGGCATGGGGTTCAACGCCGGCATGATTATGGGTAATCAGGGCGATGTGCGATCTGGCAGTCCTAATTCTCGCTCCATCGCTAGTGATGGCTTTGGGAACATACTTGGCCCGCAGCAACCGGCTCCATCATATAACTTTACCTACGATCAGGCAGTTGGCCGTCAGCAGCAGCGCGACGTAAAATCACCCGCAGAGCAGGCCGCGATCAACGCGGCGATTGCAGCGGGGCCAAGCGCCGGATCGCAAGTAGGGCCGCGCATACCGCTTGAAATGGGGAACATTAAGTCAGATATTTACCAAGGGCCGCCTTTGAATCAAGGGCCAAACGAACTGACGGCGATGCAAACGCCACCCAGCTCCCTGCCAGTCGCCATCCCCCAGC